CACCCATTACACCTACACCTGATGATTCAATGGAAAAAATTATGTATCGATCTGGTCAACGTAGTGTCGTTGAATGGATCATCCGTTATATGGAGGAAAACTAATGGCTAAAGGAAAGAATATAGGACCTCCAAAAAGTAAATACTTTAAAAAACAAGCTAGGAAGAAAGTAAATAAACGAATAAAGAAGTTTTCAGCAGACGGTAAAATTACTAAAAGAGAGACAAAACGAATAGCAAAAGCCAGCGCGGGTTACTTAAAAACAGGGCGGCTAAAAAGAATGATACGTCGTAATGAGAATGTACAGACACATAACAAGCTAAGGCAGAGGCTTAAGAAATTTAATGTCCCAAACCTGGCACTACCTTTACCCGGTGGAATTGATAGGACTCCCGGTGGAGGTCCACCTAAGAAACCGGGACTTGGACCTTACTATCCTAAAAAACCGACACCACTACCAATTGGAGGTGAATTTCCATCTTTAGATGAAGCTCGTAATACACCTAAACCCCCAGGACTTGGGCCAACATACGAGGATCCAGAGCCCCCAACCTTAAGAGATGAGATAGGAGAAATACAAGATACCTATACAGATGAAATGGCTCTTGCAGATGATCCCCGGAATCGAAGATACGTATTAGGGATAAGGACTAAACGAGGTGATCGGAATCGTCAAGGAGCACGCGGCACATTTGGTAGAAAAGGTAAGCGAATTAAAGGTCTTACAAATACATCAATTAATCTATAGATAAATGAAAGCAAGAACTAGGTATGACTATTTAGCAAGCGATCGTTCTCAATTTCTAGAAGAAGCTAGGCAAGCATCAGAGCTTACCCTTCCATACTTAATCCGTGGTCATGAAGAACATATGACAGGTATGAAACAACTCAAGACTCCTTACCAATCAGTTGGAGCCAAGGGATGTGTCACTTTAGCAAGCAAATTAATGCTTGCATTGCTACCTGTTCAAACAAGTTTTTTCAAACTACAACTAGACGAAAGTCAACTCGGAGACGACTTCCAACCAGAGATGAAGTCAGCCCTTGATTTATCATTTGCAAAAGTAGAGAGGATTATTCTTGAATCAATCTCTGCATCTGATGACCGGGTTGCTGTACACCAAGCTTTATTGCATTTGGTAGTAGCAGGTAATGCTCTTGTCTTTATGAGTAAGCATGGACTAAAGGTATATCCTCTGAACCGCTACGTAGTGGATCGAGATGGCAACGGTCAAGTGATTGAAATAGTTACTAAGGAAAGAATCTCTAAAGATCTGATTGAAACACAAGTACCTAAAGAAGTACTAGAACCTAACAGCGTCGTTGATGATGGAGGTTATGATGATGACGTTGATGTGTACACACATGTTAAACGTGATAACAATAGGTTTGTCTGGCACCAAGAAGTTAATGACAAATTGGTGAAAGGGTCACAAGGAAAATCACCTACTAATTTAAACCCTTGGATTCCATTGAGATTCAATACTGTAGATGGAGAATCCTACGGGCGAGGCAGAGTTGGTCAGTTTATTGGCGATCTTAAATCCCTTGAGGGACTGTCTCAGGCATTAGTAGAAGGGTCAGCAGCGGCAGCTAAGGTTGTCTTTACTGTCAGTCCTTCAAGTACAACTAAGCCTTCTACATTGGCAGCAGCAGGCAACGGAGCGATCATCCAGGGTAGACCTGATGACATCGGTGTTGTTCAGGTAGGTAAGACAGCAGATTTCAGCACTGCCTTACAGATGATTAATACTTTATCGCAACGCATTAGTGATGCATTCCTTGTATTAAATGTAAGGAATAGTGAGCGGACAACTGCTGAAGAAGTTCGTATGACACAGATGGAACTAGAGCAACAGCTAGGTGGGCTATTCAGTCTGCTTACTGTTGACTTCCTTGTTCCTTATCTGAACAAGAAACTAAGTGATGCACAAAGGAAAGGAGAGATCCCTAAGATTCCTAAAGACATTGTTAAACCTACAATTGTTGCAGGTATTAATGCATTGGGACGTGGACAAGACCGTGAAAGCCTTGGACAGTTCCTGACAATACTTGCACAGACATTGGGACCGGAATCAATCTCTGAATTCATCAATACTGAAGAGGTAATTAAACGTCTCGCTGCAGCACAGGGTATCGATGTATTGAATCTTGTTCGCTCTATGCAGGAAGTACAGCAAGAGCAAGCAATGGCTGAACAACAAGCGATGCAGATGCAACAACAACAACTAGAAGTGGATGCAATGAAGACACCAATGATGGATCCATCAAAGAATCCACAGCTAGTTGAAGAACAACCACAAGTACCACAACCACCCATTCAATAAATATGGCAGAAGTAATGTCAATGCTCTCTGATGAGAATCCTCAAGGAGAACTTAGTTCAGATGAGCAGGAGTCTCTTCAAATTGGTGAAGAGATGGCGCAAGAGCAAGAGACAAGACTTGCTGGTAAATATAAAAATGCAGAAGAACTAGAAGCTGCGTATATTGAATTACAAAAGAAGCTAGGTGAAACTACAGATGCTGCTGAGGATGAAACAGAATCAACAGAGACTGAAGAGACACAGGAAGAAAGTGAAACTTCTTCATTATTCGATAGGATATGGGAGGAGTCACAGGATGAATTCTCCCAAGAAACACTGAAGGAATTAGCAGAAGCAGATCCTACAGACCTAGCCAACATGTATCTTGACTATAGGAACTCAGAAAAAGGTGAGACAATTACCGATAAAGATGCCAAAGCATTAAAAGCTTCAGTTGGCGGAGAAGAGAACTATGGGCAAATGATGCAGTGGGCAAATGAAAATCTAGAAAAGTCAGTCATCAATATGTATGACTCCGTGATGGAATCAGGTGATCGCAATGCTGCATACTTTGCAATGCAAGCACTTGCTTACCGTTACGGTGACTCGGTTGGAGTAGAGGGCAAGCTTGTTCAAGGTAAGGCTCCGACCGACACAGCAAAAGGATTTAAGAGTCAAGCCGAGGTAGTCAATGCTATGCAAGACCCACGGTATGACCGAGATCCTGCTTACCGCCAAGAAATCATGGCCAAGCTTGAACGTTCAAACGTAAATTTCTAAATTATTAACCTTAACTATTACAATGAAAAAAATTATTGCACTCCTCCCTGCCGCTTTGTTGGCTGCAAATCCTGTACTTGCAGGTCCCTATGTAAACGTTGAAGCTAACGCTGGATTCGTTGGATCTGAATATGGCGGTTCTACTGTCATTGATAATCATATTGGATACGAAGGTGATAACTGGTATATCCAGGCCGGACCTGCTGTAGTTCTCAATGATGGATCTGATTCAGAGATTGAATTCTCAGGTAAGGTCGGTGCTAATGCACCACTTAGCGAGCGACTTGCCCTATACGGAGAGCTGTCAGTATTGACTGCTGAAGCTGACAATAACTACGGCACTAAAGCAGGTCTGAAGTACAACTTCTGATGAACGACACACAGATCTGGCCAACTGAACCTCAAATGTATATCAAAGATAACGCTGTGTTTCATAACGAAAATGCTGAGAAGCTGAATGGTCGCCTGGCAATGCTAGGTGTCATCGCAGCACTAGGTGCTTATGCACTGACTGGTCAACTTATCCCAGGAGTCTGGTAATGCCACAAGGTAAAGGAACGTACGGTACGAAGAAAGGACGCCCACCTACTAAGAAAAAGTAATGGCTAAGCCTGGTCTATATGCAAACATCCATGCCAAGCGCAAACGTATCGATGCTGGTAGTGGAGAGAAGATGAGGAAAGCTGGTTCAGCCGGTGCTCCTACTAAAGCTAACTTCAAACGTTCAGCTAAAACTGCTAAGAAAAAATAGCTAAATAGAATAAGGGAGGTGCAATTCCTCCCCTAGCTCTAGACAGCCAAGTCTTTAAAATGGTCTTACTTAATTATACATACCCAACCATGAACTATTACTTAAATGACCGCTGTACTTTCAAGACCACAAAAACTAAATAACTGGGAAGCCTTTTGTAACTGGGTTACCTCTACTAACAATCGTTTATACGTCGGCTGGTTTGGAATCCTAATGATTCCGACACTACTCGCCGCAACCATCTGCTTTGTAATTGCATTTATTGCAGCTCCACCCGTCGATATTGACGGCATCCGTGAACCAGTCGCTGGCTCTTTACTCTATGGAAACAACATCATCAGTGGGGCAGTCGTCCCATCCTCCAACGCAATCGGTCTCCATTTCTACCCCATCTGGGAAGCAGCTTCCCTTGACGAATGGTTATACAACGGAGGACCTTTTCAACTCGTTATTTTCCACTTCCTGGTCGGTATCTACGCTTACATGGGACGAGAATGGGAACTGTCTTATCGACTTGGAATGAGACCTTGGATCTTTGTTGCTTACTCAGCACCTGTAGCTGCGGCTAGTGCTGTCTTCTTGGTATATCCCTTTGGACAAGGTTCTTTTTCAGATGCAATGCCTCTCGGCATATCCGGGACCTTCAATTACATGCTCGTCTTCCAAGCTGAGCATAATATCCTTATGCACCCTTTTCATATGCTTGGCGTTGCCGGCGTATTTGGTGGGTCTTTGTTCAGTGCTATGCATGGTTCTCTTGTCACAAGTTCCCTTGTTAGGGAGACGACCGAGAATGTTTCTCAGAACTATGGGTATAAATTTGGACAGGAAGAAGAGACATATAATATTGTCGCTGCTCACGGATACTTTGGACGATTGATCTTTCAATATGCTTCGTTCAACAACAGCCGTAGCCTTCACTTCTTCCTTGCAGCCTGGCCTGTAGTGGGTATCTGGTTCACCGCCCTTGGCGTGTCAACCATGGCCTTCA